ACGCCGCCTGCCAGTTCATCCGAAAGCGGCCAGTGTCTACGGGACTGGCCTTGATTATTGCAGAGAACAGCTTTAGCGACACCTGGCGCATAACGGTTTCGTTATTCTTCTTCGTCTTTTCGACGAATGCCCGGACGTCAAGCGCAAAGGCCCCCATTATTTTCGCACCTGGATAAACCACGCGATCACGTCGTCATTTACCATCTTCGTTTCAATGGCTACGATGGACCACTCGGCCCCGTTAAACGACACCTTATCTTCCATCTTCGGCAGCACGCTATGATCGGCCTTCACGATCATATCGCCAGCTTGTATGGTAGTTCCGTTCACCAGCGCCACATTAATCGGTACAGGCACCGAGGTTAGCGGAATCGTGGTCGGCGGCGATTCAACATATTCGCCTTCATCCGGGTCCCACACTTTAGCCCCGGCGCGAATCAGATTAACGGCGCTGCCGTGCTTACCTAAAAGGCGCGTCGCGGTTTTCTGCATGCGCTTGCTGAATGCACTGGACATTATACCGGCTCCAGACGAGAAATAACGAGAAGGCCCGACGGCGCCGTGCCCCACGCTGTAACCGTGGCCGCCTGCGGGTAAATCCCGCCGAAGTTAGTTCCGGCGCTGTCGCGCATGATTTGCACTGCAAAAGTCTGCCCGGCGGTGGCATTGATAACGACACGCGACTCAATGGGGATCGTCACGTCGGCGCTAACCAGCTTAGTCGCAGCAGGAGACCCATATTGCGCGCCGGCAAGCAGGATCCGCGACAGCAAAATAGAAACGCCGCTTGCGCCGGTACGCCCGGCCTGCAGCTTGACACGGACCGCATAATTACCCGCAACGTTGAACGTAACCAGCCCTGCGGCTGAGATTGACACCGGGTCGGTCGGCGCGCCCTGCGCGGCTCCGAAAGATACCTGCAGCGGGGTATCGACCGCCGCGGGCGCCTGGGCCACCAGGGACGGTGCGCGCAATACTTCAACCTCTTTCACACCGGCGGCCGCATAGACGGGGGAATCCGCCAGTTGTGTTAGAACATTGCGCAAAACCTCCGGCGTGATAGCTCCGGACGTGTTATCCGCCAGGTCCGTCGCTATTTTGGTGAACATTTCTGTTTTAGTAAGCGCCATATCAGCCCCGGAATACGTTAAACGAGGATCCGTTATTCGCCCCGCACAGCAGAGGCGCCAGCGCGTCAAGCGCTGTGGTAATTTCGACGGTGGACCCGTTGTTGCCGTTGTTGAAGTATTCGACGGTCACGGCGCCTTCTACGCGCTCCATTGACACCGCCCGGCCGTCGCTTGTGCCGCGAACATCCGTACCGGCGCCATATTCCACGGCAGCGGCCACCTGTGCGCGTATAACCTGGGACGGAATACTATCGGCAGACACCGGAAAACCGTACAGCGTTACATTTCTACGCGGGTATGCCAGCTCCTGCGCGGGGGATACACGGCTACCGCACATCGCCGATTCCTGCAGGCCAACATATCCCGCGCCATTGCGTAACGCCTGCTCTGCTTCCGTATCGTCGGCGGGCAACTCCCATCCATATTTAGCCGCTAGCGCGCGGGCATCTGCCAGACTAACAAACGAATCGGCCCCCGCAATAATGCTGCCGTCCTCGACGATTAGTGGCATATTTCAGCCCTCAACGCAGGTATCCCGTCTAGAGGGCCTAGCGTTACTGTTCGATATACCCCATCCGCGTGCGTTTCAATAATGGCATCTGCTGGCGCAAAACGGGCGTCAACGGCTTCAAAGCCTTGGCGGTGAATCTCATTTCTTTGTTCATCCGTGATCGGCATTGCAACATACTTTACTTTCAGCATGATCAGGCCCCTATAATCGGCACCACATCTTATTCCTCGGTGGCCGCGCGACGGCGACGACGGTGGCGCTCGGCACCGCCACCGTTATTGTGCGCTTCTTCGTTATCCGGTTGCGTCTCAACAAGATCACCCGGACTCACGGTCCCGCGTTGGGGGATGAGTTGCCCGTCAACTTCCACAAGGCCATTGTAGCGCTCACGGATCACATAATTATCATTTGCCATTTTTTAGTCCTGTTACGGCCCCGAAGGGCCGTTAATTACGAAACAGTTACGACGGTGCTATCGGAGACGATATTACCATAACCGTCTTGCATCACAACTTTATAGGTGCCGGAATCCGCCGCAGTCGTAGACGCTTTTACGTAGCTCGCAGAAGTGGCGCCCGCGATCGCATTACCATTTTTAAACCACTGATAGCTATACGGCTCAAGGCCGCCTGTGGCCGCTACGGTAAGCGTCATGGTCTGCCCGGCGGTAACTGCTGTGGTATCATTTAGGCCAGTAGAAAAAGACGCCGGAGAAATGTTCGCCATGTCGATCTTGACCAGCTCGCCAGTATCTTCTGAAACCCCGGTAATGCGTCGTTTGATTACATCAACCATTTTCTATTCCTCTTAAGAAGCCGTTAAAATGCCCGCGGCGCGGAGTTTAGCAAGCAGGGCATTAAATTCTGCCTGGGTTGGGGCCGCGGCGGAATCAGCTTGCGCCGGTTGTAACAGAACTCCGCCGCGTTGGGTCGCTGTTGGCACTTTATTACCCGCCATTGCAGTTGTCCCCGTAGTGCCAATTGCTGGCGGATACGTAGTAGGTTTACCACTGACCTGATCAAACGCCAGACTCGCGTCTTTCAAGCTGCGCGGCAGCCCTTTACCGGTGGTAGCCATACATTTCTCCTGTATGAATGTGAAAAGAGGGGCCTAGGCCCCTCCTGATTATACGCTACCGTTAAGCGCCTACGCCAGTTACCAGGAACGCGATCGGCACGTGTTTGCGCTCAACCACGCGGTTCCAGTTAGTGGCATTTGCCAGGTCCTGCCAGGAGGCCGAACGCGCGATAGTCTCGCTGCCGTTGCCGGTGATAACCGCACTGGTGAAGCTGTAGCCCAGCGGGTGCAGCAGCCAGGTTTTACGGGTCCACAGGGTTTCGACGCCGCCGCCGTTGCCGCGGGACGCTTCGCGATCATATTCCAGCGGATTAGTCGGGCTGCCTTCGCCGTAGCCGATCGCGCCATTGCCAAAAATGATGCTGATAAACTTACGGTCGTTGCCGGTGCCGACTACAGTCATGCTGTCATCCACTACTACACGGTAACCCTGGTAGGTGGCAAACATGGTGTTATTGTCGGCATCACGCACAAAGTCAATCAGCTGCTGCTTGCGGGCCTGTGCGTAAACGAAGCTGTGCATCGCAATAGCGCCGAGAACGTCACCGGACGCCCCCATCAAAGCGTCGCCCATGGTCTGGGTAGCGTCAATGAATGCACCGGCGTCAAAGCCCAGAGTAGCGGACACGTCGATAACCATATCATCCTGGGTATGGTAGGAGTCGGTAGCCGCGCGGTTGTCGTTGTACAGACCTAACGCAGTCGCGATCAACCGGCGCTGCGCCTGGCGCTGCCAGAAGTTATCGAGACGATTCGCGACAGACTGCAGCGGGTTCTGGCTGGTCAGCTCAACGGTAAGATCCGCCTGGCCGAAACCTTCGTTCAGGTACGCTACGCGCGCCATCATCTCACCGGTCTGGACATTACGCGGGGTCGCGATGTCCTGATAAACGTCGTTCGAGTAGTTCGGCTCGATGGACGTATCGATCGCTTTCCAGAAAGGAATATTCGCGATGTTAGACGGGCCGCGGGCGATCTCGGCAGCGTAGGGCGTTGGGGTTAAGATCCCGGATTCAAAGAACGCGGTTTTTTCTACCGGGTCTTCGGTCATATAGGACAGGATGACCGGTTCATTTCCGGTTACGATATCGCCGATAGTGGTAATAGCCATTATTTTTTCCTCTGGGCCTCAAGTTGCCGTTTAAATTCGGCTGGATCTGATTTACTGAATGCGATGCGTTCAGCGTCGTTCATTTCACTTAACGTTTTAGCGGCCCCGCCGCCTCGATTACCGGAGGCCCCGCCACCGGATGCGGCACTCGCCTTTAACAAATGGCTGAATGCCTTGTGTTCCCGCAAATGTTTGCGAAATTGTTCTGGGTCAGTAGTGATGACGTTACCATTAGCATCAAGGTATTTGGTCACTACGTCTTCACCATCGAATTCTGTTCGCACGAACGGCGCCAGGATCTCGACGGCTTCGGGGGTAATGAAGTCCCCCGCGAAGGCGCCGATAGCGGCTTTACGCTCACTGCCAAGCACCCGGGCCGCAAGCGAGTTATACCGTGCGTCTTTCTCTGCTAATACGGGCTCGTACTGACTGCGAATCGTCTTCTCGAATTCGTCCATTTTACCAGCGGCTTTTAAAGCCTCCTGGTGTTCGCGCTGCCGTAGTTCCTCGGCCTCTTTGGCCCGGCGCGACGCCTCTTTACTCTCATTGAGAAGCGCGTCACGATTAGCTTTAAGCCCGGCTACTTCTTTAGCGATCAGCGCGTCGACTTCTTCCTGGGTGTAGGTCTTTGGTGCGTCGCCGCCACCCCCGCCCTGGGTTCCGTCGTCATGTTCTTCTTGATACGCGAAAAGGAAAGACTGTAAAAAACGATTCATAGTACGTAGACCCCTGGTCTTTATGAATCCGGGCCACCCGGATTTACATACGCTAAATATACAGGGCAGCGCAAGTATTAACAATATATCTGCAAATGTTGGTTGCAATATGTATGGAGTAATATTATAGTTAGTTCATCTAATCGAAACCGAGGAAACCAACATGAAAATCGAAGTCAGCAACGTTAATGTAAATAATGACTATATGATTAAAAATATCGCTGGTAACGCGGGCTACGCGGAAAGCATAGAAACCGTTAACGAAACGACGATCGCTATTGATTTAGGCGATGAGGCGCATCGTGAAAAGGCTGGTATCCGTGTTGTGGATGTCGAAAGAATGTTTTCACGCTTCATTCTGGAGGGTTTTACTCTCCGCAAAATTCAATAACCTAATCCCTCATGGGCTTACAGGAGGCTGTATCATGAAACCAATGGCAAAGCGTAACCCGACGAAGTACCAGCAACGGCGCCGGGTTTTCCTGGCCTATCTTCCGGCAGCGTGGGTGGCTATAGCCTTCGTCTGCTGGGGCCTGGCCTGGCTGATAAAAAACGCCCCGTTATAGGGGCGTTGTTACATTCTGGATCCAGTCCTGTAGCTGGTATACCTGCAGCCTTAACCTTCTCCCACAATCCATGTTCTGCACGTCCGCATTCAGATCTGCGTCACTGTCCTTTTCCGCCGCCTGAAACTGGCACGGCTTCACCATCATAGCCGGGGATGGCGTTGGCATTATCGATGGCCCGCTGCTTGATCCGCACCCGGTCATCGTCAAAAGTACAGCGCACACGATCAGGATTTTGCACATATTTAACCACCTCTCGGGTTATTACTACGGTTTTCGCGGCGCCGGCCTGCTCGGCTTCGGCGGCCTTCGTATCGTTTACCTGCTGCACGGTTACGCGTTTCGCCAGAGTCGCCCGGGCCTTATCTTCCTGCTGGGCTACCAGCTTCGCGCGACCCTCATTCCAGCCGGCATTGTATTGATAATGGCCGAAACTCCACAGCAACGCCACGCAAGCTACTGCAACCAACGCATATAATTTCCACGTATCGCCACGCAAGCTACTGCAACCAACGCATATAATTTCCACGTATCGCCACCTTTACAATTGCTGCCGTTGATTTCTCGCAAAATAAATGATACGATCAGCTTCGCTTTTGTGCGACGCCTCGCAAAGGCAGGCGCGCAACAAGCAATTGAAGTGATCGATTCAGCCTATCCCGTCATAACTCCTTGATTTTACTCACTTAATTTCGTCACTCGCAAACTAAAACGGCAGCAACCAACGAAATTAACCTAAGTTCTTGATATTTATACTCGCAATTTGACTCGCAAAATTTTGCGAGTCTTGCGAGTCGTCGCTACACGTAATTTATTACGAGTTCCCGGACAGGAATTTTGCAACGCGTTTATCGTTCTCCGCCATCTCGCGCAGGGTCAGCGGTCGGCCGAAACCGTCGACCGATGCGGCCCGGAATTCCTCCGCCGTCATACCGCTGTTACGGAAAATATTGCCACGAACCGGGCCGAGCGCTTCATCCTGGAACCACGCCGGCTGCATCTGCAGGAATTCGTAATATGAAGTATCCGCATCTACCTGCGTGCCTCCGTCTGCGCCACGCGCCGCCCGTTTCCCGCCGACGTCCAGGAAGTCGAAATCGCTGCTGATAACAGGGGACAGACAGGTCCTACAATTCGGATGTAATGGCGGCAGCGGTCCCTTGCCGATCTCGTAGACCTTACCATGCGGCAGGTTACGGCAGATAGACGAGGTGCGCTTGTCCAGGGTCACCACCAGCTCGTAACCTTCCACGATATCATCGTTTTTCTTGAACGTTATATTCCTTGCTTCGGTCGATACGTGGTTGATCGCTGTTCTAACCACCGTTGCCGCATTACGGTTTGACACGTCCGTCAGCCCGCCCGGGCCGACTACCTGGCGCACGATGTCGCGCGTCGCCATACCCTGCACGAAACCAGATTTAACGCCGGTCACCAGGCGGTTAATCTCGGTATCCTGCCAGCTGGTTAGCATGTCCTGGAAGTCTACCGGCTTACCTTCCAGCTGCAGCGGATTGAACTTAATAGCCGACCAGACTTGCTCGGGCGACGGAGCGGTGAAACTGGCGTTGACGTTTCCGGAAAGCGTGTCGGTCGTCCAGTCGGTCTCGTACTCGGCCAGCTTCTGCAGGTCCTGCTGGATGACATCCTCCCAGCCAGCTGAAATGGCGTAGAGGATGTCCTCCAGGTCCTTTAGCATTGCCTGCAGGCGTCCGCGGGTGCGGCTCTCGTCCCCGAAAGCCAGTACCTGCTTTTTCACCTCATCACGCATCTGCTGGATGAACGGCTCCAGCTCGTTCACTTCATGCGAGGCGTTACGCTGGAGCCAGATCTGGTGGCTGATAAAGGCGGTTAAGATACTCATGCGCCCACCAACACTATCACCAAAAGGATAATGGTTATGACGGCAGGAACGCCGATCAATATGTTAATTAAATGGGTCATACGCTCTGCGGCTCCTGCGTGTTAGCTGCCGATGGGATATCGCCGGTAACCGTCGTCGCCGCACCACGCGACGCGATCGGCTGGTCTGCGATGGCGTCCTGAATCTGTTCGTTAGTCCAGTTGGTGACCCCGGCCTCGCGCAGTGCCTCATAGTACGCCGTAGCAGGCAGATAACCGGCGTTGATGTCGGAGACCCAGGCAGCACGGTCCTGGGCGGTCATGGATTTAAGGAAGAATTCCATATTCAGCTTGAACTCTATCTCCGGCCCGTCAACGTTAAGCATATCGGCGACCCATTTAAGAGCGCTGGTGTACGCCTGGCTAACGTTACGCGCGATAGTAGCCATAACCGAGGTATCTGCGCCGCGCTGGATGCGGGCGGCCTCCGCGGTTACCTGCACCGTCGGCGTGATCAGCTGGGCGCCGATCTGCACGGCTTGCTGTTCTTTGTCCAGCATGTTCTGTTTAGCGAGGTTATTTTCCTGCGCCTGAATTAACTGCGCGGTCCCGCCAGCGCCGATATTATGCCCGGTTCGCGAGCCCATCTTAACACCGTTGGGGTTAGCCGCTTTGAAGTTCTCCAGGCTCATAGACTCGCCCGGGCTAATGAACAAGGTCGGCTGGCCGACAACAAAACTTGACTCTTCGTTATCCGCACTGTTTCGGAAGTGTCCGATATTCAGTTCCGCAAGCGGCAGCATTGGCGGGTCATCCGGGGTATGATCGTTATTCGTTGCGCCGATAAAGGTAAACGGGATCACGCCTTTCAGATTGTCGCCGAGCTGTGGGTAAATAGTCTCTACTGGCTCCGCGTCGCCGCCTTCTGCCTTGAATTTATACAGCCGCTGCCGGTAGTTATTTTCGCTATCAATGTCGAGGACACGATATTGCTCACCATACTGGATGTCGAACTCGTCGCCGGCGGATGAATACTCCCACACCTCGCGCAGTACGATCAGCGACACCCGGTTTACTGATCCTACCCGGGTCAGACGCCAGTTAATGATATTTTCGGCGGTATAGAAAACGATGACCGGGTTTAATAATCCCTCGTTTTGCTCCGCCATAGTCGCCGCGCCTGTCGGCGGAGCGTCAACCAGCAGCCCACCGCGGCCGATGGAGTCAATCTCCATAAGCGTGTCCTGGGCGTGCTGCCAAAGACCGACACCGGAGCCGTCGCAATTGTCCTTGAGGTATTCGAGTTCTTTCGGGATAGTCTGTTCTGGGTCTTTGCGCATCACGCTTCCGACCATGCCTGACAGCGTCCGCTTAGTGAAGTTGTAGCAGATCGCCCCTTCTTCGTACTCACGCTGCCGTAGCTCGCCGTAAGCCTTGTCTGATTCATTTTTGCCTACGTTGCGCAGATACCGCTTTAGGTCTCCCGCGATTGCATGGCGGACCTTTTCCCATTTCGGGAAATACGCTTTGTACTCCCGATGGGAGGTCTTTACGTTCTGCCCAGCACCGGCGGTAATATTTTCGCTGATCATAGTGTCCTCGTCTTAAAGCGGGAATGAAACCGGGATCTGTTCAGGAGCATCATAGCTGACAGGGAACATGTAATCGATAAAATATCCGATCGCCGTCGTAATGTGCTGATACTGGTTCTTTTGGTCTTCCTGGAATGCCGATCCCTGCTGCAGCTGTACCGTCGCCAGGCCTTTATGGCTCCAGGGCGCCGTTTGCGGATTGACATACAGGCTAACATGGTCGTCGGCGGTGCGGATCTTGGCGCGTACCGCGTTTTGGCGGTCCTTGATCGCCGGGTGCGCCGCCTTAACCCGGCGGGTGTACGTCCAGCCGTTCGCCGATAGCACGTCCTCGATGTCGTTATAATCCGACTTATGGCCGTGCTTTTCCCCCGCGCGCCCGGCGGGGTCGCCGTAAATGAAAACGTGCTTGTTCTGGTGGTCTTTGAACTTCTCCACGAACTCTTTGGCCGACTGCTTCGACACCGCACTAATCAGCACTATCTCGTCGAGGATATAGACATCATCACCGCGGATAACGGCAACAGAGGACGAGAGCGGCGTAAAGTTCTGGTCGTGCATCCAGTGCAATGATTCATGCGGGAAAATAGTCGCGTTCGTGTAGTTGTCCTTGGAATAGTCCTCGTAAATTTTCCCGTTTGCCGTCTCGAATGAAGCCCGGAATTCCTGGTTATATTGCTTCTTCGACATTATCTTGCGCGCTTCGGCGGCCATTTCCGGGAAAATTTCCTCGGTCATCCAGTGGAAAACCGCGTAATCCGACGAAACGCCGCTCTCGGCTGCCGTACACAGGTCATAATAGTGGTTCAGGCCGTCCGGCACGCCGAGAAGCCAGCACCAGGCGCGATAATCCGGCCGGGTCGGGTTTACGGTGTTGAGCGCCGGGTAGATGTTCGCTTCCCACGATTCGGGCTTGATGTCGGCGAATTCGTCAATGCCGCCACCGGTCCAGGGGATACCCTCGATACGCTGCGGCTTGTCCAGGCCGATAACGTGGATCTCCGATCCGTTAGGCAAGTAGATGATCAGGTCCGATTCAGACGGGCGCCGCGGGTGCGCGCAGGATAGCGTGAACGCTTTCAGGTCGTCCCAAAATATCTTTTTGGCCTGGGCGTGGGTCGGCGCCGCTGCAAAATACATCCCCGGGATCTTGAATGCCTGTTTCACCAGGAAGCGCTTAAACCTCTCGGTCTTTCCGGAACGGCGGCCGGCGGGCACCAGCGGGAAACGGATGCCGTTTGCCACGGCGCTAATCAGTTTCAGCTGTACCGGGTGATCTTTCAGCTCATACCATCGCGCGCGCTGGCGCTCCAGCAGTACGTTAACACTCATGATGGCATTTTCCCGATCAGCTCGGCCAGCTGTTCGCCGATATCAGCTTTATCTTTGCCCGGGTCTACCGGCTCGCGCATACCGTGGTTGCATTTCAGAATGAAGGCCGCACCGTTACCGCCTACCCCGGCGGCGGACAGCTCCATGAGAAATGCTTTCTGCAGCGATTCGGCGTCGGCGTATGCGCGGTCCCATTCCGGCCAGTGCTCGCGCCAGTTGCGCAGCGTGTCACGGTTGACGCCGATCGACGCGGCGAAGCGCTCGAACGTCGGCAGCTTGCTCTGCGGGATCACCTGCGCAGTGCCCTTATCCGTGTAGTGGATAATCCACGACGCCGGCTCGGAGAAATAGCGCAGCAGTGCGCCGCAGTATTCCGGGCGGTAGTCGGTCGGTTTATCGTTGCTGCCGTTGTCGTGCGGAAAGCGCTCGCCTTTCTTCCGTTTCGGCGGGACTCCCCTTAGATGTTTCGGTTTCGGCTTTAGATTCATATAACCCCCATTATGCTGCGTACCATACGCGCGCACCAGCGGCCCCCAGGGCCACGTTAAGGGGATTATATAGCGGTGGTGAGGATTAGGCAAAAGAAGCCCGCACGGAGGCGGGCGGCGACGTAGATATGCCTCTACCCCTAGGATGGGATATAAAAGCCGTTTTCCGTCATCCATTTAATAATATGCGCAGCGTCTTCACGACTTAGCCCATATCCAACCAGGCTATTCGGGTTCATTTCGTTTTTTACACATACGAAATCCGGTAGCTTATCAGGGTCATACTCGCACATATAGAACTGCCAGCAGTCGGCTATGCTCTGCGGAACTGCCAACCCATATTCTGCTCCGATTCTTTTCATGAATTTCTGCGCGTGCTCATCAATATCGTATAGGCTAACTGTTAATAGTACTGCTTTCATTTTGTCTCCTTAGTGCCACGTGATGCGGCAATCAGTATGCGGATGATGTATGGTTTCATGGCTTTTCCTCATGTGGAACGCCTGCGAGCATGGCGCCTTCGTAGGCTTCTTTCATAGCCTCGCGTACCCATCCTTGCGGTTTTTGGTTTGTTTTAACGCACCATTCATCAAAAGTAACCACCTTCTGGGCGGCTGCGAGTACGGCTGCGCGGCAGTCGTTCCAGCCTTCTACGTATTCGGCCTCATCCTTAACAATAGCTGTCATCTTATCCGGCACTACCGGCGCTGGCTGCGCGTGGCGATAGAGTGCGATATCGCCAACCATGTATTTCGGGCCTATCGCCCCTGTTTCGTCGCAATAGACTTCCGCAATAGCTTCTTCGCTCGTCCACGCCACCGGCTCGGCTTTCATCGTCGTCAGGAGCATCTTATACGCGGCGAGGGTGTAATCCTCTTTCAGAGACCGCGCGCCCGATTCCAGCTCGGCGATACGGGCGGCGAGTGACTCTTTAGTAACGGCAGTTGTCATAATTTAGCCCCGCAGTATAAACAGTTTTTGCGCCAGTCATTGCAAGTGAATTCGTGGTTGCATTTGTATTTATTCGGTTTCACCAGCTCGCGGCGATGCTCCTGGGTCACACGTAACGCCGCTTCCAGTTCGGCAATCTTGGCGTCTGCCGCTTTAACTTGCTCGTCGATTGTCATTGCGATTTTTCCTCTGCGAAGTAGGCCAGCGCCAGGAGAAAGGCGCGCTGTGATTGCGGATTCTTTATCAAGCCGAACCGGTGGCGGATTGACGCCAGGTGCCGATCGAACGAATCCCGGCAACCTTCCTCGTCGGCCATCTGCACAACGGCAGCGAGTAGCGCTTCATGCTGGACTTGTTCTGACAGCGGCGCATCGTCAGCTGCCGTTACTGGTTCGAAGCCAGGAGCGATGGCAAACTCGGCGTCTTCCAGAAACTCGGTGCGGTAGCCGCCTTTATGTGGCTCCAACGGCCAAAACATATTCGACCATTCGCCTTTGCTGTCGTCCTTCACTACGCCGTATTCATCCATTTCATACTCGCGGCCGACAGTGAACCAGGATACCTTTGACGCGGTGCAAATCAGTTTCATTCTGCGACCCCCAGACCTATCAGCTCGGCAATTTGTACCAGCGTGTCTTCGCTTTCACCAACCGGCTTATCCATCCAGTCAAACGAAATCAACTTATCGGACTCGATAACTCCGATATTAAAATCGTCGCTACCTACAGTCCGAAAACCGTGTGATATGGCGCCATTGCGAGTTTCGTAGTGGATAAGGTCGGATGAATATTCGATTCCGTGCCCACCTTCGTTACACCATGCGCGCCGGATAATTACGATGAATGCTTTGCCCATTTCGTTTGCTCCTGTGTAATTGACGATATGAGTATAATCATATTGCAACCAACATTGCAAGTAGCGCGCAAAGAAAAAGCCCCAGCTGTTAAGCCAGGGCTTTTGGACCGTCAGGAGCAAATCAATCGTGTGCAATGAGACTATAGCACTTAACCTTCACCGTAGCCAATCATTTACAACCCCTTTCGTAACGGCTCACCGCCACACCATTTTCGTTGCACACATACGCCACACTATCAGGCGGCAGCTCTATAAAGCCGTCTGACCCAAGCGCCAGAGAGTTAGAAGCACCGTCCCAATTAACGTATTTAGTTTCATGGATAGCTTCGCGGCTACCAGGTGAACATATTTTTACAGTAAGCATATTATTTCCTTCTTCTCTTGTTGGTTTCTCTGCCTTTATAGTACTACTTCACAGCTCTGCCAATAGCCTCGGCCTCGGCTGCCGATTTGCCGTTGAACAGCGCAAGTCGCCCGGTTGCGCGCCGGCGCAACCCCAGCATCACCTTACCGCCCTGATAGATAAACTGCGGCAGCTTAGTGCGCAGAGTCGCGATATCCCCGCGTCGCAGCGCCTGTCCGGTGCCTGTATCGGCGCCGATCACTTTCGGCCCGGCGTTGAATACCAGGTCCACCATAGCGTCGAAGTAGGGGCCGGTGACCAGCGGATGCGCCACCGCGTCGACCTGGCGCTCGGCCTCCGCCATATCCTGGCGCAGTAACGCCAGTGCATCCGGCTCGGTGATGCTCGCCGGCGCCTGGGCGCGCGTACCGGTATGGCCGTAACCCCAGGTCAGGATCCCGCGGGCCTTTTCTTTGGCGGTTGCATAATACGGCACAGGCTTAAACGTCTCCCAGCGCCGGGCGAATTCAACGGCGTTATCGCTGACTGTTCTTCGCATGAATTAATCTCCGATACTTGATGTAGCGCACCGACTTAACGCAGGCGCTGCGCAGAAATGAAAGGGTGACCAGCACCAGGAGTGTTGACCAGATGAATAACGGCGCGCTGCCGTCTTTGTAGATGTGGATCAGCCCGGCGCCGCAGGTGAGAAACAGGCCCATGAATACCAGGCGACCCAGCAGGCCGTCATCGACCCAGTGGGCGTAAATGTTAAACAGCGCTGTCATGGCGATAACGGAAAGGCAGAAGGCACTAAGCATGGCTATTTACCCCACGGTAGTTTAAAGCTGCCCGCCGCCACTTCCAGGGACTCAAAGAATTTCCACCAGAAGGCGCCGATCACGAATGGCACCAGGTATTGTCCGTCGGTATCCGCCAGCTCGAAATAGCGGATCCCAAACGGTGAGAAGTAAACGGCACAAGCGGCACCGGCGGCCAGGTGAGCGCAGCGCTTCCACAATGGCAGCTGCTCTGCTTTCTTCACCTGGGCCACGATGCCGCCGCATACGGCAGCGACGACAAGCCAGAAATATCTGTCCATCAAAAAGGACCCCCGAATGAATAGTATTCGGGGGCAGTATAGGGCGATTTAGGATTAATCTGCAAATTAGCGTCGATCGAAGTTATATCGGAGTATCTCTCCTGGACGAATTTCAGGCTTATTCGGGATCGAATCTTCCGGGTACTCTTTCGCCCAATGGCGCCAAAGCCGGTAGGCTATCGCGGCGCGGGCAACTGATTTGAACGACCCGAGATTCACGTTTCGGCCTCGCGACCACACCATAGCCCGCCACTCGCAATGGCCCCCGCGGTTCAATCGGCTAACACCTTTAATGCCAGATGGTTCTGCTTGTGCCCGCCGCGGGACTGGTTTCACCGGCGCTTTACAGGTGATCTTGCGCTTCGCCGCCGGGAGTTCACCTGCGCGTTTCAGAATATCGGTAGCGAGGCTCATAAGTAGCCCCCGCACTCATCGCAAGTCGCCACGTCGCGGAATGTTACCGCGCCACAATCTCCGCATTTACGGCCGCGGGGCGGCAGCGGCTTAATAACTCCGCAAAGCCGGCACATGCCGCGCGCCAATTCTCCGGGATTCGGGACGAACTCATGCGGACAGGCTTTCGCCCCGGCGGCTCTCTCCAATTCGGCGATCAGCCGGTTGATGTACCATTGCGCCTTCTTCACGTCCTCCAGGCCGTTCTTCGCCTCGTAGCGCCAGAGGTACTTGATGACGTTGGACGTGCATATGGCTTCCGCTCCCGATTTATTTACGGTAGCGGCTTCCATCGCGTCGATGCATTCCACGCTGCCGTTGTTGTAGTGCGACGGGTGGTTTACGTTGTCGGTCATTGCTTTGCTCTCCTGCGACGTTTGGCGTTTCGGCGTTCTGCGGCCTTCCCAGTATGGCGATTTGAAACTGGATAACCCTGCGGACTAAGCGCTTCGCTTAACCCTTTCCATTTAACGGAAGCTCCGCCTATGTATCCAAGAGCAACTGCGATTGCCATTGATGATTTACGCATCATTTATCCTTACTAATTCGTTTCGGTGAACAGTACGCGCGGATCTGCGCGTCTGGGCGCTGGCCTTCGAACAGCGCCAGCGAGTTTTCAGCTTTACGGGCGGCCGCCTGGCACGCCTCCAGCGTATAGAACGTCTCGGTAGTGGGCGGGGCCAGCACGCCCTGCGCCAGCACCCATATAAACAGGACCGATGTCACCGCGGCGCCCCTCCCTTCGCTATTACCCGCAACCGTTCTATCGATAGTCGCGGACCTGGGCCGGGGTTTCTGATATACGCTTTTATCGCGTCATACCTTCCGGCCCGTACTTGAGCGCGAATAATCAACTCGTACCAAAGCTTTTTAGCCATAAACTCTGACTCGGTCATTCGCAAACGCCCTCCCCCAGCGGTTTCTGTTTACGGCATTTAACGCATTCTAAATATTCTGGCACGGGGCCGCACGATGGCCCAACGACCCATAGGTGGTCGCACTCCTGGTGCGAGGCTGCCGCTGTGCGCTCCTCGACTGCCTGGATAACGGAGATGCGGACGCGATCAGACGGCAGCGCCTGCATGTGGCCGTTAGCGTTGACCCGGATAAACGCCAGGCCGGTGATCTGCGCTTCGCGTAACGCGTCCGTGTGTGCCTTCATTACCGGGTGGTCGAGTAGCGCAAGCATCTTTTCCTCGAGGGCGGCGTAGTCCTGGTATTTGACATACGACTCCGAAATATCGTCGCCTTCGCTATTCAACCACGCGTCAAAAGTGTTTACTGCATACGTTTTAACCATAATCAGCAATCCTCATCGTCAGGTAAGGCCATGTTAAGCGCCCTTTGAGTCTCTTCCACTACCTGGCAAAGATTCCAGTATTTAACCTCTAATGCCTCGTAGTCCTTATGCATAACAAATTGGCCGTTTCCGCGTTCTTCCATATCGAAATCACCAGTGCCATGCACAATCAAATCGTATCGAGTAACCATAATCAGCAATCCTCTTTGCGGCAGCCGCGTTGCTCTGGCTCACGTAACGCTCCATCGGCCCGTGCACGCTTAATCGCGGCGCCCGGCTTCTCCTGGTAGTTGTTGCCGATGAGCTGGCAAACTTTCGCTTTCGTGGAGGCTTTGCACCAGCCATGCCGCCCGCGCACGGGCCCATTGATGGCTTTCACGTAAACTAAATCCCTATTTTCCAGGAAAGTTACGATACGGATTAGTGACCCTTTAGGGGCGCGCCACACCTGGCCTTTCTTAAACATAATGTTTGCTCCTCTCGTTTCGGTCCTCTGAGTATATGTCTAAACCAATGTTGGTTGCAATACCGGACAGCAAAAATAAGGGGCCGCGATAACTGGTATGGTAGTCTACTAGCCTACTTGCGTGCGTGGGGTGCGGAATTCGATAGGACTAATCTTAAGTGCGGTCACCACCACCGTTACCCTCTTTTGGTTGCTTTTCTATTCGCAACCAATTTCGATTTACTAAGGCGTTTTGCCTCCCGGGATTTCATGCTGCCAATATATCGGGTTAGCCAAACCTCGACACTCAATCCGCACTGTTCAGCCCTCTGTGAAATGTATTCGTATGCTTTGTCTGACACTGTTATTTGTTTCATATTCCCGCCTCCTGATACTTGCTGCCGTGATATTTACATTTGCGCTATTGCAAACTCGCAAAAAATATGATACGATCACTGCGTTCTCTTGGCGATGCCCGCCAAAGGGCAGCTCGCCTGAGACGCAATAACGTGATCGACTCACTTTGCGAAACAAAATCCCTCCATAAATCAATCACTTACCTATCGACTCGCAATCCATTTTTGCGAAAACCAACAAAAACACCCTAAGTCATTGAAAACGTTACTCGCAATTTCATTCGCAAAATTTTGCGAGTCTTGCGAGTCGATTCGCATTACTCGCAACACGTATTATTTTACGAGTTTAAGTCCTCATCGCTCGCAACCAATTCCGGCGGGTCGAAGTCGTTTACGCCAGTCGGCAGCCTGTATTGTTGGTTGTAGACTTCACCCGTATCCGGGTTGCGGCCATGCACTAAAACCCGTCGTCGCACTAACTCTTCCAGCACTTTTTTATAGTTGCCGCTGGTGAATTTGTTTCCGCCGGCGGTGCCGATCGCATACGGTGAGTATCCCTCTGGCTTGTCCTCCAGCAATTCTAGCTGGGCGACCATCACCTCTTCGGCTTTATTCTTCGGCCCTGCGCCGCCGGAGGCTTTCACAGCCTCGCGGGCTACTTCGGCAGCTGGCGATTCGAACGGCGCCAGGGCGACAGGCACCAGGTACAGCGTTTCGTTGCGCGGCGACATCTCCAGCGGTTTCGGCGTCCACCCGGATAGTTGATCGGAAAAGTCGGGGCCAGCGGCGGTGGACATATACGCGTCAACGCGGTCGGCGTGCGCCTGGGGGACGTCGATTTTACATTTCAGCAGGACGAAGCCGCGCGGTGACTGCTTGATGCCGTTACGCGCTTTTTCGTGATAGAGGTTGATCTGGTGTGGCTTGGTCTCGTCCGGCTGCTCGATGAAGAAGGCGTAATCCACGGCCCCATGCAGCGCGCCAGAGCCGCGGGCGGTACGCTGGCCCGAGGAGGACTTCGCCGGGTGGTGGATAACGCCGGCGCTGCCGCCGGTGGCCTCGGATATCTGTTTCAGCGCGCGGACGATTTCCCCCATATCGGTCGGGGAGTTTTCATCGAACGGCTTTTTAGCGGTACTCCGCATGGCGACGGTCTGGTTAAGCGAGTCGAAGGCCACCAGTCCGACGGGCGAATCGCCGGCCGCGTCGCGGATAATTTTGCATACCTCTTTCACGCCGCGCGCGTCGGTGATGTCGATCCCTTTATCCTGCAGGTCGATGATATGCAGCCAGTCCAGGTCGTCCTGATACATCTTCTGCAGCGCCTGCTTACGGTGGAGGCTGGTTTCGCCGCCTTCCGCATCAAAATAAAAGTTGTGGGCGCGCACGACACGCCGTCCGCCGAACGGGATCCCGGCGGATATTGCAGCCATCTGGCCGAGGACGAAGAACGATTTACCGATGTTCGACTCGCCGGCGGCGTACCAGGTCGATTTGAAGTTAACCAGGCCCTCAATGATGGGATCACGCTTGGTGAACAGGGTAACCGGGTCGTCGTCCAGGTCCTCGTCGGTACACTGGCCGGCGGCGGGCCCGTCGAGTGCTGCCATTACCTCGGCCTCGTAGACGTGGGTGATCTCCTCTTCTGGCAAATCCGGCAGCAGTTCGGCGATCTGCTTTTTGCTGATATTGTGCGCTTCCGGCAAATACTGGTCCGGCACGCCGCAAAGGCGCAGCAGCATGTGCTGGTGCGTGTTGTGCTTCCTGCAGTGGTCATGCTGACACGCGAAGCGCACCTCGGGGTGAAGGGCGTCGGGCATCATGATAGCCGTGCTGCCATCTGTCCCGTCGTTGTCGCTGTGCTGGTAGTGGTTCGGGCACTGTATGGCGAATCCACGGCCAGAGGATAGTGGTTCGAGGCCCATTTCCCAGCACCATGCGGCGATAGCCTGGCTGTTCTCGCTGGCGTTCTCCAGCGCTTCGTCGGTCCAGTTGGTTGAGCCCGATTCGTCCGGCACGTCGAACCGGTGGCGCAGGATGCGGCGGACGCTGGCCGGCGCGGCGCGGTGCTCGACGGTTTCCGCTTCGATATGCGGGGCGAACATTAAGCGGGCGCGCTGGAATGCGGTTTCGTCCATCCCTTTCGCGCCGGTGAGCCCGAGCATATCGATGAATTTGTGCTGGCACGGCCAGATCTCATCCGCCAGCATCGGCCGGTCTGTCGGGATGAGAAAACGCCAGGAGCGCGACTTAACGCCGCCTTTCAGGTCGTGCCGGTCGCCGCAGGTGGAGTAAGCGAAGAACGTGTATCCGCCATCCTCCAGCGCGCGACGCACCCGGCGGATCTCTTTGCTGGATACTTTGTCGATATCGATGAATAGCAGGGACCGGGAAATGACGTTGTTGTTATTGCGCTTGTTGCGCTCAAACTCGGCGGCGACATACGGCAACCGGCCTTTCTTTTCTTCGTAACGATCTTCGGTCTCGCTGCCGTCAATGGATACCCCCAGCACAGGGTCGGCGCCGATCTCCAGCAGGTCGTCGATAAACTCATCCCAGGAGGATTCGAAAGCCTTCGGGCGATTGTCGGTTTTATGCCGGCCGAGAGAATAGGATATTTTTGATTTTAACCGTGGCATTGTTTATATTTACTCCTGGTATTTATGACGCGCTTCTGGTAAAGCCTCTCCGTTTTGGATGAGGCTTATTTTTTATCCGGGGTGCCTTCCCCAAGCGCCAGCCAGCGAGCATCGCATTCCAGCGCGTCCGCCAGGCGAAAGATACGCTCCATATTCAGGCTTTTAGTCCGCCCGTTCTGTACAAATGATAAAGCCGACTGCGAGAGACCCCCGCGCATTACGACATCTTGCTGACGCAGGCCAAGCTGCTTCATCCGCGCATTAACGCGGAGCTGGAAAGGGTTACGGCGTGCTGTTGCCATTATAAGAATCCTCTTAATAGATATGTTGACGTCTGCAATACTATAGTATCTAACCGCACATAATCAAGCATTCTCTGGTGGTTAGCACTAAGTCATTGATTTTACCGGTGCTGCAATTTAATTTGAAAAATCGCTTGCAATCACAATTTATCTGGACATATTATTACATCGCCGAAACGCAACCAACTTAACTAAACGAGGATTTACCATGATCGAGAAATTTTACGCACTGCTGGAGCGCTTTGTTATTGCCCATGAGCTGATCGCCGCTAACAGCCGCCCGTTAACCGGTGCGGGCGGTTCGGCTCCGGCCAAGGATAGCGAAGCACAGAACGGCAGCGCGCCAACCAAAACCACCCGCACCCGTAAGGCGCCGGCCCCGAAAGATGAACCGGAAGACGACGAGCCGGAAGAGAAGACTACCACCAAAAAACGTGGTGGCAAAACCGAAGCGCCGGCAAAACCGGCCCGCGGTAAGAAAGGCACCGACAAACGCGCTGCGATCGGCGAAATGGCTAAAGTTGCCGTAGAAGGCGATGAACTGGAGTCCGACGAAGCCGACGCGCTGCTGGATGACTTCGACGACCTGCTCGAAGACTTCGAAGTTAAGAAAGTCACCGACCTCGACGACGACCAGGTGGAAGAATTCCACGACGCGCTTAAAGAAATTATCGAAAAATATTACGACGCTGAATGACCGATCTGCCCCGGTACGCCGGGGCTTTTAACCAGGAGTAAACCGTTATGCGCCTTACCAAAGAAATTAAAGAAGTGCTGATCACCAATTTGCTTAAACAATCGCCACTCGGACTGCGCGCTATCGCGTGCCTGAAAGAGCGTCGTGATATCGTCGAGATTGTGCGCCGGCTGTGCCTGGCTGCGGACAATACGAGCGACGAATCAATCCGCGTGTTTCGCAGCAACATCGAAAGCGTTAATAATTCCCTCGGCAATAAATTCATTGTTGCGCGTGTCGGATGCACCGAAGTTACGAAAGAAAAATATCACGCAATAGAAATAGACTTCGGAATGGGTGGCGAGGTGCACGACCGGCATATTGACGGTCATGATCGCCGCTGGGTTCAAGGGCACGGTGGGTCATACCTTTGGGAAAGTGCTTTCTTCGGGTCATGGATCCGTAAGGATTACCCATTAGCGCAGGATGGATATTTTGTCCCGTTCTCGCGCGTACTGCTGCCAGCAGATCCGAAGATACAGGCGCGCATCGCAAAAGTTGATGCGGAATATAATGCCCTGTTTGACGAAGTAATTTCATGGCGCGCCACTATGCGATCGAATCTGGCTAAGGTTAACACCCCCGAACAGCTACGCGAGCAATGGCCCGAGGCTTTCCCTTTCCTGCCGCCGGAGACGAAAAAGCAGACGGCAGCGATCGCGCTGTCACCTGAAACCCTTAACGCTTTATGTGGGCTGCCGAAATGAAATATACCCTTATGAAAGGCCGCGACTCTCGCGACAACGTGATCGCCTTCTGGCTCCTGCGCACCGACGGCGAAACGAAAGAATGCGCATACCTCGGCAAATGCCCTCCGCCGGGTAACCGTGGCGCGCAGGCCGCCCGCATTAAGCAGGTGACCATGGTTAAGCCTGATTTTTATGTCTTTGAAGACCAGTCGATGTTTGCGCGTCACTGCGACTATGCGTCGGCGTCACTGGTCGCAACCTGGGAGACCGTATAATGTGTAGGTTTAAGGTTGTGATTGAAACACCTTTTGTTAACGGCGAAATTATCGAATATTTCGAGGTTGAGAACGACGCAACTGACGAAGAGATCGCCGCCGAAGCAAAAGATGTTTCCCATAACTCATGTAATTACGGATTTAGCGAGGTTTTTGGCGATGACGAATAGTAGCGGCAGCAATCACGAACACGCCTTGCTGTCTCCGTCCGGGTCTAAGAAATGGCTGGGGTGCTCTGCATCCCTGCTATGCGAGAAGGACATCCCGAACGAAAGCGGCCAGGCGGCCATTAACGGTACTGCGATGCACGCGGTATCAGAGGACCTTTTAAACCGGCACATTAAAGGCGAGACCACCGTAACGGCGGCGCATTACAAGGGCGTCTACGTCCTGAATGAAGGCAAAGGCCCTATTAAGGCGGTGGCGGGCAAGCCGCCAGCTGGCGCGGTGCTCATCAACGATGAATTCGTGACCATGGTCGAGCGCTACACCGATTATGCGCTCGGGGTCATCTCATCCGCGGAGTACGTGAAGATCGAGATGCGCGCCGAGCTGACTAAGCTACTGCACCCTGGCTATACGGCGGATTTTGGTAAAGCGGACTTTATTACCGCGGATGGTAGAAAAGCCAATTTTAAGGCAAAAAACGTCGAAATAATTTTTGTTAAAACTTTCGGCACGGCGGATCTGGTTGCCGTAATCCCGCGTACAGATGGGACCTTTATGCTGTTTGTCGGTGACCTGAAAACCGGCCGGCACGCGGTCGACGCGAAAGAGAACAAGCAGCTGATGCTGTACGCGCTGGCTATCATGGCGAAGCTGCGCAGGCTGTATGACATTACGCTGGTGCGCCTGGCGATATTCCAGCCTTATTGCGGGGGCCCGTCAGAATGGGACATCACGCCGGAGGGACTGGACATCTTCCGTAATTTCGCCAGCAAGCGCGCGATCGAGGCGCTGGATGTGTACTACGGCGGTAAGAAAAATCTTAAGGCCAGCCATTTCAGGCCGTCGGCCGACGCGTGCCAATGGTGCCGGTTCAATGAGAAATGCAACGCCAGGACAAAGGCTGCTATCCAAACTGGCGGCACTACGGCAACTGATGCCGACCTGGGCGACGACAATCACGAAATGACGCCGGAAGAGCTGAAAGCGGCATATGAAAAGCTGCCGGAGTTGCGCCAGCACATCGCCACGATCGAAAAGGCCATGCACGCGGCGCTGCTGTCAGGAACGGCCGTTCCGGGCTATAAGCTGGTAACCGGTGGCGAGGGTAACCGTAAATGGTCCGATCCGGCAAAGGCCATCGAGACGCTGGAAGGCGCCCGCATCAAGCGCGATATGATGTACAAGGAATCCCTGATATCGCCGACCGACGCGGAGAAAATATTTAAATCCGAGAAGCCTAGGGTGTGGCGTCGGCTGGAAAAACTTATCGAGCGCGCACCAGGCAAACCGACAATAGCGGCAGCGGACGACCCGCGCGCCGAGTGGAAACAGGCCAGTGATGAGGATTTATCATGATTATTAGACTGTTTAAGTTTATTGGCCTTGTGCTCGCATGGGTGGTGCACGGCCTTGCGATAGGGCCTATCGTTTTTCTGGCACTTGTTGTCCTACTTATCCGGCCTTTGATTAGCGAGGAGCGCCTGGACGCTATCGGCGAATGGGGTTGGCCGGATAAATACGAAGCATTTATCTCTAAAATTACCGGCGTAAAAGTTTGACATCTGCAACCAACTAAATTAACGTATTCATACCGGCCCGGCGGTTTCCGGGAGAAACGCAAAAAGTGAGAAACGAAAAATGGGAATCAAGGTAAATCTGAAAAATGTACGCATTGCATGGTTTTATGGATTCGAGAAAGCAAAAGCGAAGAATGACGGTGAAAAGGACGCATATCGCGTCGAAATTCTGGTTGACAAGGACGACCACAAAAATATTGCCAAGCTGGACGAAGCGGCATTGGCGGTAATGACCGAAGCTCTTAAATCGGAAAAGGCTGCCGAGAAATGGCTTAAGCGCGAAAGCGGCCTTGATGGCAATATCTCCAAAGATTGCGCCATCAAAGACGGTGACGAGCGCGACACGGAAGACGAAAATTATGAACACAAAATCTGGATCCGTGCTAAGTCCTACAAACAGCCGCGTATCCTGACCAGCGAAGGCGAAGAGACCCGCGACGGCGAAGAAGACCTCGAAGGAAATGACCTGGAAGGCAAAGTGCCTTACGGCGGCTGCTTCGCCAACGTGTCGATCGAATTGTGGGGCCAGAATAACGACACAGGCAAAGGCCTGCGCTGTAACTGGCTTGGCGTGAAATTCGTCGAAGATGGCGAAGCGTTCGGCGGCGGTGGTGGCTCTACCGAGCGTGCCAATGACGACGACCTTGATGACGATGACGAAGACGACGCACCGCGTCGCGGCAAGTCCAAGCCGAAACCGTCCCGCCGCTCCCGTGACGAGGATGAAGAGGACGAAAAACCCCGCCGTCGACGTTCTCGCGATGAGGACGACGAAGACGAGGAAGAAGAGCGACCGCGCCGCCGTCGCCGCTAAAATCAAGGCCCGCGAAAGCGGGCTTTTTCATATCCGGAGCGTGAACCATGTATAAACACAACCGAAACCGCCCCCATGAAACGCGGATCCCCGTCGGGCTGCCGCTGGACGTCGAGGAGGCCAGTGAATATTTAACCATCCGTCTCGGACGCAAAATGTATTTGCGAATCGTGGACACCGAGGAACAAGCCCGCCGGCGCAAAGCAATGACGGCAACCGACGAGGACCTGGAATGATGGAAAACATAAAAGAATATTTGGCCTATGACCCCTTAACAGGGGACTTTACTTGGATTAAATCAACATACCGCCGCGGGAAACCAGGCCAGAAGGCCGGGTGTTTATCCGCATATGGGTACTGGCGCATCCCATTTATGGGGAAATACTACTTTGCACATAGGCTCGCGTGGTTCTATGTTTATGGCGAATTTCCTGACTTTCAAATAGACCATAAAAACCGCATAAGAACGGATAACAGAATAGACAACCTCCGACCTGCGGCTAATGGGCAGAACAATTTCAACGCCGCAGGTAAAGGAAGTCGTACAGGCGTTAAAGGTGTGGTTAAAAACGGAAACAGATTCTATGGCAGGGTCCATTTTCGGTACAAAAGTTACAATGCCGGATCCTTTAAAACACTAGAGGAAGCTCGAGACGCCGTTTCAGCTTTAAGGGCGAAATTACATAAGGAGTTTGCCTGTGATTGCTGATTTTATGTTTATTGACACCGAAACTTATTCGGAAATAGACCTTAAAAAGTGCGGCGCTTACGCATATGCGGAACATCGGTCAACCGAGATCATGATTTGTACTTATGCGTTTGATGATGGCCCGGTGCGAGAATGGGACGCCACAGACGGCAGCGATATGCCCCGTGAGTTACGTCGTGGCCTCCGAAACGTAATAAAAGGTAAAACAAAACTCGTCGGACAGAATTTTTTATTGTTCGATCGCCTTCTCATGCGTCACCGCTGGGGAATTGAGATCCCGGTAAAAAATATCATCGATACGATGATCTGCGCCTACCGGCTATCACTCCCAGGCTCCCTTGACGCGTTATGCCGCGTTCTGGAGATATCAGAGGACTTAGCCAAGGATAAAGCCGGTAAAGCGCTGATACAGCGATTCTGTAAGCCTACGCCGAAAAATTACAAGATCCGCCGCTATACCCGCGAAACGCATCCGGAAGAGTGGCGCCGTTTTCTGAAATACGCCCGCAGCGATATCTCGTCAATGCGTGAAGTGTTTTACGCGCTGCCGACCTGGGGTGACACCGAGAAGGAAAACGAGATACTCGCCATTGACCAGGCGATCAACGACCGCGGCTTTTACGTCGACATAGCGCTGGCTGAGTCCGCCGTCGCCGCGGTTAAGCAGCACAAGCTGGACCTGCAGCGCGAGGCGATGGTGAAATACGGCGGCAGCCTGACCGGCAAGGACTTCCTCCCGATCCTGCGCGACCTGGCGCCGGCGTTCGAGATTCCCAACGCGCAGAAGGGAACCCTGGGCGATCTGCTGGATGATGAAGACCTGCCGGACGCGGCCCGCGCGCTAATAGAAATGCGTCTCGGCGCCGCGTCTACCGCATCCACCAAGTACGACCCGCTGCTGCGCGGCTTATCCAGCGACGGCCGGCGCCGCGGGACAACACAGTACGGCGGGGCCAAGCGAACGCTGCGATGGGCGGGTAAAGGCTTCCAGCCGCAGAACCTGGCGCGCGGGGCTTACGGCGACTGGAAAGGCGACGAGTTCGATAAAGACGGCAACGTTATTTGGGCCAACTACACCGGCGAACTGACCATGGGGATCCGGGGGCTTAAACGAAACCGCGTATCCAAAGCATTCGATATCGCCAAGCTGTGCGCTACCACGGTGCGCGGATGCATTATCGCCGCGCCCGGATGCAAACTGGTTGTTGCCGACTACTCGAACGTCGAAGGCCGTGGCCTGGCGTGGATATCCGGCGAAGAGGCCACGCTTAACGTTTTCCGGGCTGGTACGGACCTATATAAAACGCTTGCGTCGACGGTCTTCTGCGTGTCGTATGACGACGTGTCTAAGGACCAGCGCCAGATCGCCAAGGCGATGATTCTCGGCCTTGGCTACGGCGGTGGCGTGGCGGCATTCCTGACATTTGCCAAAAACCTCGGCCTCGACCTCGACCGGCTGGCGCACGACCTCGCAGGCACCTTCCCCGATCATATCTGGAAGGCTGCTCGCCGCGGCTGGGAGTTTGCCCGCATCCAGGAGAAGAACAAGCGCGCGCCGAAGGGCAAGAAGGCCGAGCGCCCGTCTTATGACCTGCCGAAAAAGGTGTGGCTGACCTGCGATGCGCTGAAACGCATGTACCGCGAAGCAAACCCGAATATCGTTAACTTTTGGGCCGAGCTGGAAGCGGCAGCATTGAGCGCGATCCGTAATCCTGGACGTTCGTTTTGGGCCGGCGCCCGGGTCCGCGAGAATGGCGACAAAGCCGTTAAGTTCACCCGCACCGTGAAGAATGGAAACCCCGGGTGGTGGCTTAAGGTTGAGCTGCCGTCTGGCCGCATTCTGTCGTATCCGGGTATTGGCTTGTCGGTCGAGAAAGAGGAAGACGAGGACACCGGCGAGATCCGCACGCGTACCCGCATCAAATACCAGGGAGAGAACCAGACGACGCGCCAGTGGGGGTGGCAATATACCTATGGCGGCAAGCTGGCGGAAAACATCGTACAGGCGCTTTGTCGTGACCTGCTGGCCTGGTCAATGCCTGGCGTCGAGGCCGCCGGGTATAAGATTATTCTGTCCGTGCATGACGAACTTTTAACCGAAGTTCCCGACACGCCGGAGTATACCGTTAAGGAGCTGGAGCGCCTTATGTGCGTGCTGCCGGCATGGGCTAAAGACTTCCCATTGAGCGCCGAGGGCTGGGAAGGAAAGAGGTATAAAAAATGATGAAACTTATGTTTGGTGATTGTCAGGATTTAATGAAGGACATACCCAACAACAGTGTAGATATGGTTTTATGCGATCTACCATACGGGGAAGTTACACAGAAAAGCGCGGGCCTTCGTATGCTGGACCGCGGGAAGGCAGACCTATGCGACATGGATCTATCTGCTGTTGCTGATGAAATTAATAGAATATGCAAAGGCTCTATTTATGCTTTTTGCGGAACCGAGCAAATTAGTAATTTGGTGGGGTATTTTAAAGAACATGGGATGACGACCAGAGTGTGTGTTTGGGAGAAGACCAACCCAAGTCCAATGAACGGAACAAGATTATGGCTTAGTGGTTTGGAGTTTTGCGTTTTTGCACGTAAATCCAAGGCCACCTTTAACGAGCATTGCAAGAAAGCTCTTTGGCAAGCGCCCTCCGGGAGGTCAAAAATACACCCAACAGAAAAACCAGTTACGTTGATGGAAAGATTAATACGAGCATCAAGTAACGAGGGCGATACCGTTATGGATATCTGTATGGGTAGCGGGACTACGGGCGTTGCTTGTGTAAACACAGGAAGGAACTTCATTGGTGTAGAAAAAGATCGTGAATATTTCAAAATAGCCCGTCGCCGGATCAGGGAGGCTCAACGAAAATGACCCCCGAAGGACGCATACAGGCATACGCGATGGTCGAGTTTAAAAAACTCGGCGGTCTGGTAAGAAAAATTCGATACGAGGGGCGCAACGGGTGCCCCGATTTGCTGGTCATCCTGCCCGGCGGCCTGGTGGTGTTCGTGGAGGTGAAGAAAGACGAGCGTACCGGTCCCGACCCGCACCAGGTGCGCGAGCACAAGCGTATGCGCCAGCGCGGCGCCATAGTTCGCACAATCGGCAGCAAGGAACAGGTAAATGAATTGGTTGCAGAATGGCGCTATAGTGTTTAGTATGTTGGTTGCTAAGGAGGACATACCATGCCTAAACCTAAATTGAGAAAGGCCGGCCGGGAGCTGGTTGAAAAATACGGATCGCTGTCCGCGGCCCCGGATGAAGCGCTCGCTGCCGTTACCAAGCGTTGCAACGGTCCGTGCCGTAAGCGCAAACCATTAAGCGAGTTCCACCGTTACAGCGGGCGCAGCGTGGACGGTTTCCGCGCAGTCTGCAAACAGTGCCGCCGGGAAGCCGAACGCGAGCGCCAGCGGGCTAAGAGAAAACCAGCACAGGAAGAAACCGAATGAGAGTTTTAGCGGGAGCAATCAAACGAGGCGACGTGCTGCAGGTCGGCGATGTTACGGAAACGGTTTTCGACGCCTTCCGGTCACTCGACGCGCAGAAACAGGAGATCCTCGTTATCCAGTTCGAAAGCGGGACCGTCATGATCCTGGAATATTCCGACATCGTGGAGCGCGTATCGTGAGCCGGTTCAAACGCCGGCCCTATCAAAAGGCGATGACGCGGCACATGCTGCGCCATCCGCGCTGTAATGTCTGGGCCACAATGGGCTCGGGGAAGACCGGCTCTGTAATGTGGACCCTGGACCGCCTGTTTCAGACTGGCGATCTCGTAGATGGTGAAGACCGCGTGCTTATCCTGGCGCCGCTGCGCGTCGCGTCCGGCACATGGCCGGCCGAACAGGAGAAATGGCGATTCCCTAACCTGCGCGTCGGTGACGCCACGGGCCCGGCGGCGCACCGTATCGCCACGCTGGAAGAAGATTTTAACGTCATATGCCTTAATTACGAGTGCATAGAGTGGTTGACCGGGCTTTATGGCCCGGACGACTGGCCGTTTACCGTTATCGTCGCCGATGAGTCAACCAAGCTGAAATCGTACCGGTCGAAGAGTGGCGGCAGCAAACGTGCAAAGGCATTAAGCCGGGTAGCTTGGGGCCGCGTTAAGCGCTTTATCAATCTGACCGGTACGCCGTCGCCTAACGGGTTAAAGGACCTGTGGGGGCAAAACTGGTTTATCGATGCCGGCGAGCGCCTAGGGACGTCTTACGCGGCATTTACCGATCGCTGGTTCATCACCGAGTCAAAAGGCGACCACCACGCCGCTAAAGGTTACCGGCCGCGCCGGGGCGCCGATGGTGAGATCCACCGGGCGATGAAAGATATTTCGTTGACGGTTGACGCTGCCGAGTTCTTCGGCTGCGAAGAGCCGGTGCTGGTTCCGGTGCTGGTAGACCTGCCGAAGAAAGCCCGCAAGATTTATGACCAGATGGAAAAGGAGCTTTTCGCGGAGCTGGAGAACGGCGAGGTGGAAGCGGCGAACGCGGCAGCGCGAACCTCTAAATGCCTGCAGATCGCCAGCGGTGCGGTATACGTCACCAATGAAGATGGCGAGCGGTCTACCGAGTGGGAGAAAATCCACGACGCGAAACTGGACGCGCTGGACTCCATTATTGATGAACTGGCCGGCGCCCCGCTTCTGGTGGCCTACCAGTACCGGCACGACCTGGCGCGCATCAAAAAGCGGTTCCCGTTCGCCGAGGACCTGAAAAAAGGTGCTGCCGGTAATAAGCAGATCGACCGCTGGAACGCCGGCAAGATCGACGTGTTGCTGGTTCACCCGGCATCGGCGGGTCATGGCCTTAACCTGCAGGACGGCGGATGTCACCTGGCCTTCTTTAGCGACACCTGGAATTATGAGCATTACGCACAGGTCGTCGAGCGTATAGGGCCAGTGCGCCAACACCAGGCCGGACACCCGCGGCCAGTGTTTATCTATCTCATCCAGGCGAAAGGCACCCTCGATGAAGTGATGGTGGCGCGCCGCGGTGACAAGGCATCGGTGCAATCGGTGCTTATGGCCTACATGAAGCGGAAAAAATAAATGAACTATTACAACGAGTGGGATCTGCAGGCCGCCGCATGGCTTCGCGAACTTATCGAAAATAAACTTATTCCAGAAGGCGTCGTAGATGAAAGATCAATTACCGAAGTACAAGCCAAAGACCTCAAAGGCTTTACGCAATGCCACTTCTTCGCAGGAATTGGAGGCTGGCCCCTTGCGTTACAGATCGCAGGAATTCCCGCGACTCAACGCCTGTGGACGGGCAGTCCGCCGTGCCAGCCTTTTAGTGTGGCTGGAGCAGGAAAAGGGAAAGATGACCCACGTCACCTGGCTCCTACCTTTCTCAATCTCATCGCGGACTGCCGACCTACACTCCTGTTTGGGGAACAAGTTGCAGCAGCAGTTACCAAAGATTTCTGGGTCGATTCTTTACTCTTTGAACTGGAAGAAGAAGGCTACTCCAGCGGGTTTAGCGTACTTCCAGCTTGTGGCGTCGGTGCCCCGCACAAACGCGATCGACTTTTCTTCGGCGCGTTCCGGATGGCCGACGATAGACAACAATCAGGTAGCCGGAGAAGGCGCCGCCGCGAATCACCCTGCCCGGGGAACGACGTTGGGAGGAGCGGTACGCCTGACAAACTGGCCGACACCGACAGCGAACGATTTCAAAGGGAGCGGAGAGACAGTGATTCGCAAGGACGGGAAGGACCGGACTTTCGACAGGCTGGACTACTCGACGGAACAGGGGCTGAAAATAACACAGCCGATCCGCATCATGGCTTCTGGTCAGATGCTGACTGGATCGGGTGCCGTGATGGAAAGTTCCGGCCAGTTGAACCCGGCACATTCCCGCTGGCTAATGGGATTCCCGCCCGAGTGGGACGCCTGCGCGGTTACGGCAATGCCATCGTCCCGCAAGTCGCCGCCGAATTCATCAAAGCATTCATGGCGGCCAAAGCAGAAACCGAAACTAAGGCTTAAACATGGCAGATAAATCAAACACGGCGCCGGAGGATAAAGACTGCTGGCGCTCACCTCCGGAGATATTCGAGCCGCTCAACGAGCGGTTTAATTTCCGCTACGACATGGCGGCAGCTGATCACAATGCCCTCTGCGCGCGGTACTACACCGAACAGAATAGCGCCCTGGGTATCGAGTGGCCCGCGGCATGGAAATGGTGTAACCCGCCTTACTCGAAGCCGCTGCCGTGGTTCCAGCACGCCGCGCGGTACCGGAAAACGGTGTTACTCCTGCACCTGGCCGTCGCTACGCAGTGGATGGATATAGCGCGCCTGGAGGCGAATACCATCATTCAGCTGACCGAGCGCATCCAGTTTATCCACGCCCGGACTGGCGAGCGCGCGGCGACGAAGAACAACCGCGATTCGCAGATCATCATCTTTGGCCGCAGGCCTAACCCGGACGGCGCGCGCATCGTCCAGTCCTCGATCGCGGATATCGCAAAATATCTATAAATGTTGGTTGCAATATTAGCGGAGTCATATTACAGTTAGTTCATAGGGCGGCGCGGTGCTGCAGACGAACGAGGATAAGATGATGCGCAAACAACCTGGATACGAATACCCGAATTGTGAGATCGGGCAAATTTATGATATGGGCGGTGGCATTCTCGGGGAAGTAACTACCGCTTTTGGCAACGGCGCCGCAAATATCCTGGTTCTTAATGGCCCAACTAAGGGGTTAACATGGTGCGTTAACGGCCAATCTACCAGCGTATATAAATTAGTTTCGCCGGCTAAATAACCAACACAGGCCCCTTGCGGGGCCACTTTCAGGAGCAAACACAATGAGACGTATTACCGCAATCGCAATTACTCTGGCCGCCGTTCTGGGCTGCTCGTATGTCGGATCCGCCGCTGCCGTTACTCCGGTTGAAATGTGCCAGGAGCTGGCCGAAATGGGTGGTGTTATTGTCGACGCCCGGAACCGCGGCGACTCGCTGGAAAACGTAACGGGCATTATCAACGGCAGCGATATGACCCCGAGCCTTAAAGCAGGCATGACGCGCATCGCCGTTACGATTTACAGCAATCCATCGCTGAAACGCGCCGACGTCGTGGCGTATGGGTTTAAGGGTTGTATTGATGGGTTGTCGGGGGATATTTGAGAAAAGGGCCGCAAGGCCCTTTCTTTTTAAATCTCATCCCATGCATCTGAAAGCATTTCACTTTGAGAGGGGACCCACCCATAAATAACCTCTCCCGTAGCAAGTCTTTTATCGATGCGAGAAGTCACGTAAAACGTGTTGATGCCGTTTTCAGTTAACGCCTGTGGGGCGTTACTGTTTGACTGGAAACCACCTGATAGATAAATGAAGGTGTTTTTTTCTTCACCGTTTTTCCAGTCATCCAAAAATACCGCCGACCCGTTTCTCAATTTTTGCAGAGCATCGCCAAAATTCATGTTACCCCCATTTTATGCAGAAGTTAAAATAACACCATCAGTTGCAGATGTTGGGTCACTACCTTTTTTTACCCGTAAGTTTCCAGAGCCATCGCTCCATAGCCTAAATGTTCCAATACGAAAAACAGATGTTTGCCAGTCACCAATAACACCTAAACCTCTAATACCCATCGTTACATTTGGGTAAGCGGCGAGTTGCTGTATGCCGTGCGAGGTTGCCGAAGCGCCATTCCCTAACTTAACAGCACCGGCAGCAATTTCAACTCTAGGAAATGACTCTCCATTTATTTTAACAGAAAATCCGATCCGTGTATCGTTAGTGATACCTTTTGAGAAGTCAACACCGGACCCTATAGTATAACCATTCTGGTTGGTTACTGTCTGCGTCTCTACATTTATAGCCCCTGACCTATACGAATATAACGGGTCTACGCTATCATTCCACGCCCCCGACAAAGTGGCCCCGCCACGAAGATTCAGGCAAAAAGCGCACCGTGGAGAACTTCCCGCATCTGCTGCTGCACTATACTCATAATGCAGATTACCATGTACTTGATGACCCCGGCCATAGTTGATGTCGATATTGTGGTAAACGCCATCACTATTCTTACTATTGTTCCATATTTTATTATTAATTACTTTGCATCCGCCCTGCTGCTGATATGGTCCAGAAATGCGAATACCGTTTTCACCATTACTGTTAACAACACAGTTTTCTATTGAAATTAGTACGTTACCAGATGTTACTTCGTATGCTATACCGTCCCGATAGTTAAAATAAGAGTCGCAATGCGTTATTGCGTTTGACTGACCATATACTTCAATACCATGACGTTCTTTAGAACGACCAACATAGGTATGATCAATGCGCCAATCTACGCCATTAATAACAATACATGAAAGACCGGAACTCTCACTCTGAGTATTTGAAGATATAGTGCCAAAGGATTTATTGTTACCGCCACGAATGTTATTCCCGGAAAAACCGGATACGCTGCAATTATACATGGCAAAACCAGATTGATACTCGCCGGACGTATTATCACCACCATTGACGCCGTTAAGACGCTGCCCATCCACATAACTAAGTGTTACGTGCCTGGCCTCCAGAGATATATTGAAAAAACTAACGGTCCCTGATGTTGTTATTTTAATGAAATCACCAGAGTGAATGGTCCCTCCGTCATTTCCGTAAGGCTCTAACCAGGTATCCAGTCTGCGAGCCGCGCTCCAAAACGCCATAGGATGAGGCACCGTTAAATTACGGCAGCGGTATTTTTTGCCGGGCGGTATTACTAAAACGCCTTTAGCGCACCTGTTAATAGCATCCTGTACCGCTAAGGTGTCGTCGGCCACCCCGTCGCCAACAGCATCAGGAATTATATAAAAAAGTCCTTTTTCCACCGTTACAGTATTTTGATTACCGATTGTAACCGTACCCGCTGCCAAATCCGCGCGCAATACTTCATCAGTTCTAGGGATCCAATTTGCATCTGATAGAGGGTTAGTTCCAGGAGATACTACCTTAGGCAACGTGCCAGCCCAAGAGTACCAGTTGTTATCTGGCGGGTTATACACTATTTTATTTCGGTCAGCGATGCCCAGAGTGCCACCAGTCGTAAAATCGAAAGGCGCACGTTCAAACCCCATATCGCGCAGGATCGCCGTAAGAGTTTTTTGCACTTGCCCTGTAACCTGGTTAGTGGCAAAGTCAATCTCTGCACCAGAAGATACACCGCCAGCGCGCCCTGTAATGACTTCGGCCTCAAAGGTCTGGTGCTTCTTGGCCGTTTTCAGATCTTCCAGCGATAAGACGTCGCCGCATCCGCTTGACATATCAGAATCCTCTTATGAAAAACCAGTATCAAAACCGGTGCTAAACGCTCGCCCGAACGGCGACACGCCATCTTTTTCGTAGTATCCGTCGGAGTAATTGTACCCGGTAATCACCACGGTGCGATTATTACCCGGCGTCACGGTACTAACCAATATCATCTGCGCGGAATGCCGCGCATCGCTGCCGAAGGAAAACTCGGTCTTTAATGCGTCGTTACCAGTATAAATGGATTCAGCTGGCGCGGAAAGCATAACCACTTCCTGCGCGTTAGCCCCGGGCGTTACACCAACACTTTGCACCGACCCGTCGCGCTTTTTGAGTATGATCGAATGGTCTTCGCCCGGGGTAAATTCTACCGGTTGCGAAAGAGTGAGCGTAAGCCCATTGACCGCGATAACGTATCCGTCGAACGGAGCAACGCGCGACCCTTTAACCACACTTATCGGCCGTCCTGGTACGGCGAGAGCGCCTTCCTCCAGCGCCGTAAACTCAACGGCAACACGGTTAAGACTATTTCGCTTATACCGGCGCCAGGCGTGCCAGTATGCTTGATGATAGTTGCGGATACCCTTTGAGTCGTAGGTGTCTGTTTTAACGCCGCCGGTCTCCGGGATCTGGATGGTTTCTTTGATGTTGGTGTCCGGGTCAATGTAGCTGAATTTAAGCGAATCGTAGGCTGTGCGGTCGTTAAACTGCCGTGTCCACTTCTCGCCAGACGGCGCTTTACTGCGGTGAGTGAATACCATTTCAGGGCCAGCGCGTGGGCGCTCCAGGTCCAGATAGATGCTGTGCCCCCGGCGCGACGCTGCGCAGAAAATGGCCTCGGCTATCGTGGTGATGATGTCCTGTGCCGTCGTCTCGTAGGAGTCGAACGTGTAGCAGAATTGCCCGGCAAGCGGCGTGCCGAAATAGGCCTCCACCTCTGCTTGCGTGGCGATCAGTTTATCCATGTTAGCCGCGGTGAGATTCAGGTTACCAACTACCGGATCGCGCATCAACCGGATCAGAGATTGCACCGCCTGGGTGTTTTCGGTTAGCGCCGTATCAAATACCCCGCCGCCAAGATATTTGTAAAGTTTCTCGGTGACGATGAGCGCCAGTTTCGGGGACTTTACCGAGGTGGCCCGCGGCGTCTGTTTGCGGGCGGTGTGTACGGTAGTACGGTTGCCGTAATGCGTCGTTGTGTCACGTATCTGCCCGTACAGCGCATCGTATTTAATCTCGTCGACGACCTGCCCCTCGAAATCGAAATCGGCATCCGTGACGCGTCTGGCGCGGACACGAACTTTAGAGGCAAACGGCATATCTGCGATAATGCTCACCCCGGTAGCATCCGACGACCTCCCTGAGACAGTGCCCTGCACCGCATAAATTTCACCGTAAGGGTTATTAGAATCGTCAAGGAATTGATATTGTACCTCTGCGGTAACGCTGGCGGGCTTCTTGCTACTGCCCCCACTATCTTTATACATCCCGTTATCGGCGCTGATATTAACCAGAAGGCGCTCGGGCTTGATAACTGTGATCGACGTCCAGTCGGTGAGACTGGCGGTGTATGTATCCTGCGGGGCGATAGTCACCGCTGGTTCGTTCTCATACACCTGTCTCAATGGAATCTCCGCGCCTTCGGCCCCCATGTCCATCCATGGCGTTAAATTGGCCGAAATATCGACGGTAATATCGACATCGCTAACCGCCAGGACTGGATAAGTGCCGGATAAATCATAATCAGTATTGCTTGGATCGGGGTCTGCGATTACGCGAGTAAAAACGGCATTGCCACCCAATCTAATAATGTCAGAGAATGCTGCACCCCCCGACGGATCGGTGATTGTCCCAGTATTGCCGTTACGCCTTGCTGTAGCGCCTACGTTACTAAGGTTGGCGTTAATGTCATTTGGCGCTTTCAGCGTTGCGCCGTCTATCTCATTCGATGCGTAGGTGATGAACAGCGGCTCGGTAATCGGGTCGCCTACCAGCGTTTGGGGAGCGTCGCCACTGTTCGGCGAAGTGTACGGCGCGTATACGGCAGCCGAGGACCCGGTAATCTCCGATAACAGGGTGTCTCCGTCCGTGATGCCGCTCGCCGGCGTAGACATAGGGCCGCGGCCGACGTCGTAATAACCGAACTCGATAACCTGGCCGGCGCTGTTATAGAGTTGATAGCTGTTCATAAGGATCGCCGGAATGCTCTGCACCGTGCCGCAAATATCGTAAGTGCGCTCGTAAGGGCGGGCCTTGTTCGTGCGATCCGTTAGGCTGTTATTCGGGCTTTCCGCCTGCTGGTTAGATAGTCCCGCCGAAACGGACGTTTTTTGCGAGGGCATTAACAGTTTCAGGATGGGATTAAGAATTTTCCCAACGAAACTGAAAACGGCGCCCACTGCACCGCCGCCCGGCGACTCAACGACGTAATACTCGGCATTAAGTTCGAGGCGATCGAAATCTTCGGTAACATCGTTATCTTCGCCTATGCTGCCGATGTATACGCGGAACGGGACGCCGTCCGGGATGTGCTGTAGCACGATCCGCATTGGCGAGGCCCAAAAGCTTTTAGTCTGAAATTCGCCGTTGTCGTCGCGCGTGATTAAGTGTGTTTTCATCGCCAAAACTCAATTTCCTGGTAACGGTCCCTAATATCCGCCAGCGCTTCTAAGCGCACCTGGCGGGCCGCAAGTTCGCAATGGCTAACCATACCGTCGAAGTATACCCCAGCGTGCCACACAATGCGCGACCCAACACGACAGCCCATTAACACCGCATCGAAATTCTGCGGAACATCTACCCGGGAAAGCCCGGACGGGTCACGATGGCCGGCGTCAAAAGCCGCATCTATCTTGGTCGGGGAAATCACGTCGAAGATCGGCGTATCCAGCCCCGCCGCCGCGCGCACGCGGCGGACGTGATGCCAGCAATGGTAAGTCCTGAAATTGTATGGCGTGCCAGTGTAGTCGTTTATGTTCACGATGCGAGGACCCCGCGCAATAATGGGATCTCTGTCGGCGTCGCTAAAAGGCCGGTGCCGCGCTCGTTGAGCCGTGGCACGCCGACGTCGGCGGTAAAAACACCCTTTTCCTGGGATAAAGACTGCAGGTCGTAAGTCACCGGCCCGTCGCAGGGATAGGATAAATCTGTACTGATAAACCGGCGATATGTGAAAACGGGCCACTCCTGGTTATCCAGCGGAATATTCTGCATTTCGTCGTCCAGCTGGTTACCGACATCCGGCAGCGTGAAAGATGCCTGCTGGTCCAGGTTGTTGCTGTTCGCAGCATTATTCGCGTTCATCGGTGACGGCTCGAACGTCACCGTTTCCCCGGTCTCCAGCGTTGCCGTTAATGGAGAGGTACCTTTGACGATCAGATACCGCTTCGAAAGCAGTGGGTGCGTTATCTCAACCGTCTCATAGTCGATCTGGCCTTCCGGGTTAGATGCCAGCTTGCGCTTGTAGGCTTCGATTACAGATTCTTCGCTCATTGCATCGGGTCCCATATCCGCGGAAAGTGGGTCTGGTCGTAGGCATACTGCGCCAGAAAGCGGTTAAGGCTATCGCCATAGCAGCCGAAGAGTTCCGGCAGATTGGCGATAAGGCAATCGCTATCCTGGTTGGGTGTGCGCTCGGCGGTCAGCGTGAACGAGATAACCCAATTCTTTCCGTCCTGCGTAGTGTCGCTGATCGTGCTGGTGATCCAGACCTGGTGATCCTGCAGGCCAAGGCCACTGTCCAGCGTCATAACGAACGAATTGGCGCCGCCGTCTATCTGGTTCAGGAATGCGTAGAACGCCTGCCGGCCGAGGGATGAAACTACCAGCACGACGCTAAAGGGCACCGCATCGTAAAACGTGTCGCGCCCCTGGCGCGGTGCGCCGCCTTGCACATCGTTACGGTAGATGTTATTGCCACGGGTCAACGAGTAACCCTGGTTCACTATCGGCCGCAGAGAGGCCGGGAATCTCAAAGATGACATAATTTAAAATCCTGGCTGGTTGCGCGTGTTACGGCGGGATAACGAGATCTGCGAATTGCTGTCCTGCATGTCGCTGGATACCGTTTCCCGGATAAGTATACGTAATCGCCCTTCATCATCGCGTTCCGTGGTGGCCTGGTCAATACGCCCGGTAGTCTGGTTGACGATAACCACACTGTCGTTATTGTTCTGTTTGCTGCCGCTCTCTCCCATGATCTGGCGCATCTGCTGTGCGGTGCGCACCCGGGACGCTGAGGCGGGCATAATCACTTCCGGCTTGCCACGCTCGGCGATAGTCGATGCCTGCCCGGCCGACAGCGATCCCCCCTGTTCACGCGCCGATCGAATCTTGGCGACGTTGGCCATACCTGCGGCGACGGCGGCAGCGGCTGCAATCCCGCCCAACACGGGGCCCACAATGGGGATAGGCGCCAGGGCCGAGTATGCCCCGGTGGCCGCTTTGTAAGTATTGATGATGGTTTCGGTAATAGCCGCTGCTTTGTATAACGCATTGCCTTCGCCGAGGGCCGTTTTAAGAGCCGAAGTGGTATTACTCAGCGTCGCGGAATAAGAATCTAACCGTTTCTTGTCCGCCTGCTCCGCGATAGCCGCCAAAGCATTCTGATATTCTTGCTCGTTAATGATTCCCCGGTCGTAAAACTCTTTGGCTTTATCCTCTTTTGCCTGCTGCTGTACGTCGATAAGCTCCAGCTCTGTCGCATTCAGTGCCTGGATGTCGGCGATATATTGGTCATGCTGTCCCTGTTTCCTGGCGGCTTCCTGCTGCCGCTTATCCAGCTCTTTCTGGCGGGCATCCTCGGCGGCCAGCTGGATGTCGGTTTTCGCCTGCTCGTACTCCTGCGCGCTGATTGTCCCCTGCTTCTGGAACTCGTCCAGCTTCGCCAGCTTCTGCTGTTCCGTGGCGTTGATGCGGGCGATCTCATCTCCGGATGTGCGGTCGACCTGCGCGAGAAAATCATCGGCGGCCTTCTGCTGGCGCGCGGCTTCGTTTGCTTCACGCTTCGCCGCAGCTGCGGCGCGGTTAGCGGCGGCTTTATTGATCCGGTCGTTTTTCTCTTTCTCCGTCTTGTCAATGCGCGCGATATCCTGCTGTGCTTCCTTATCTCGGGCGGCATTGTAAGCGGCGATCTGCTCCTGGGTGACGCCTTCACGCTTGGCGAAAGCCTCTTTATCGGCAGCAGCCATGGCGTTGACGCGGTCACGCTCGCTTAACGTGGCGATCTGCGCGTTTTTAACGATGGCGTCGTTCTGCTCGCGAATTCGCTCGGTCGTGGAGTTTACCGCCTTACCCATGCGATTCTGCGATTCTGTTACCAGGTCCTGTTGTTTCTGTGCGGTCGCCAGCGCGTTAGCGTTCTGCTGCGCGGCCGTCGCCTGGTCCAGCAGTTCTTTCTTATTCTCGGTAGCGGCTACCGCCGCGGCTGCCGTTGCGTCAGCTACCTTCTGCGCGTTTTCGGCCGACGGCTCGGCGTTAAACTGGCGCTGGGCTACCAGCATGTCGGAAATTTCTTTTGTGCCTACGCCATAAGTCGCGGCCAGCTCATTCACCGCGGCGGCGAGGTTACCGTATTTCGCGCTGTTCGCATCGGCGAGCACGTTGATATTGGACAGCGTATCGCCGACATTCATGTTACGTGCGATCATATCGTCCAGGGTGGCGATATTGGTCTGCGCGGCTACGCTGTTACCGAGTAGCTCTTTTCCCTGCTCGCGGATCGCCGTCGTGGCCCTCTCTATTTGCTGCGCCGCCTGCAGGCCGATCAGCTTAACCATACTGCCGTATGCGGCGTCGCCGTTCTGGCTAAGTTGCACCAGCGCGTCGGAAAACTCGATCGTGCCATCTTTGGCGGTCTGGAACGACTTGGAAAGCTCGCTCGCGCCTTTCTCCAGGTCTTTAGCGCTGGCGCCAGTGTCGGTGAATGCCTTATACAGTACGCCGCCGACGGCAGAGGCCAGCGCTATAACGGCGCCCAGCACCGCGCCACCAGGGCCGAACGCGCCGGCAAGCTGGCTGCCCTGCTGGCCGATAGCAACGAAGGCCGACGTGCCGCTCTGCAGCTGCACGACCATATCCTGGACCTGGAAACCGACCTGCCCGGCGGCGTTGCGGAACTTGGCAAAGCCATCGTTAGCCGCTTTTTGGGTGGCGGTGTTAACTTTGTTGACGTCCGGCGTTAGCCGGTTAACCGACGCGTCGGCACGGTCGGCGGAGGAGGCAAACTGATCAAGCTGTTTCGCCCCGGCGTCTGCACCTTCGGTCTTCACCCTTGCAACTAGTGACGCTGTGTCAGCCATCGTGTCTGCCCTCGAAAATGGCGTCAATACGCATAATCAAATCCGCTTCCATAATGCTGATCCGCTGCCCGGTTACCGCCTTGTAATCGACGATATCGGACCACTTAAGCATTTCTCGCGGGTATATCATCATAGTATCATTAGTTTCGCGCTGTATGAATTTTAGTTCCCTGTATTTCTCGAACACACCAGCAAAAATTAAGGGGCACTCTGGCCCCTTTAATTCTTCGCGCTGCGCGCCGGATATGACCCCCATCGAGATCAGCGCAGCCTCATGCCCCGCCGATATCTGGTCGAACTCCTGCCGGCGCTGCCGTGTTACGAATTGCCAGGTAGCAAAATCACACAGCGCTTTTACTTTGCGTTCAGCTTTTCCCGGCTCCGCGTGTGAAACTCCGCTACCTGCAACGCAAGCCCGCGATACTGGCGCAACAATTCTGCGAAGCCTTCGCGGCTAAATTCTTCGTCAAATGACCAATCGGTGACCAGCTCTGCCGCGAGGTCGCGGTTAAGGCTCTCTACCTGGATATTTCGCTTCTCGTTCCATTCGGTGTAGTTGTCTTTCGCTTTACACGCCGCTTCCAGCTCTTCCAGCGAGGCGTCGACCGCCCGCACAGCTGCCGTGTATGCACGTCCGGCTTCGATCGAGGCGTCGCAATCCGGCCCCCGTACCTGCAGCCATTCGCCGGAGTCCTCACCATTCGGCAGCATGATTGGCATACGCGATCCGGCTTCGTGTTTGTCGGCAAAGTAAAAATCTTTCAGCTTCATTTTTAACCCGCTATGGTTGATTTGTTGGTTGCGATATGTTTATATACATGTAGAACTTTCAAAGAGGAATATACCATGACGCAATTCATTATAGCAATTCTGGCGATGGGTCTAAACCTGGCCGTGCTGTTCTTCGTGGTGCGCTATGCTACGCGGTCAAGCGAACAAGTCGAATTGCTGCGCCAGATTCTGGCGACGGCGAAACCGGAAGTAAAAAGCGAAATCGTTAAACTGACAGAAGAGAGGGCGAAACGTGGCTATTAAATATCGGGTTGCTATCGTTGAATGGTCTACTTTCTTCGGTGAACGCAGAAAGACCGCAGCAGTGCAACAACGTGTTGCCTTTTTCTGGTGGGTTACCCTTACCCATTGCGAAACTGTGCGCATGGCGCGTACGTACATCTCTAATATTGAAAAGAAGCCACAAGATAGACTTATCCGCGTAGTGAAAAAGTAGGCCCCAAAAGGGGCCTTTCTTTTACGCGTACACAAGGCGCTGAATGACGATAGACGATTGCTGGCTATTCCCCGTCGCCTGACCTTCAATGCTCTGCGTCACCGACTCGGCGCCGCCAATCTCCGGCGTTACTGCCGTTAGTTCGGCGCGCTTCATCGAGATAGACATTGCACCCTTCACACCGGACAGAATAGAGTTAATTTCGACCTGCGTCTCGTTAATGAATTTCTGGATCATCGCCATGTCGTAAAGTTTACCGGCGATGGAGAAGGTGTTGACCGCACGACCGCGCTCAACGAACGCCACGCTATTATTACCCAGCTCGAATTGCGCCGATGCACCATTATCGTTGGTAAAGGTCAGCGTATCGCACTTAAGCGGCTGAACACCATCGAACACGGATACATCAACCGACGAGAACGGCTCCGCGTCAAAGGTGATCTGTGAGAAGTCCGAACCGGCCGGCGGCGCAGTGAGGATCTCCTGATTCATGCCGATAAAGGGGAAAGAGCCGGTAACCATGGCATTTACTGCCTGCTCAATGGTAAAGCCGGAGATCTCAACACCGCGGGTGATAACGAAGCTGTCCGGGTTACCGCACTGGCCTTTGAACCAGGTAAGGATCGAGAAGGTCTTACACAGGTTACCAGTTTCCAGTTTGTCGCCGGTGGCATAATCTGTCTCCGCGGCGGCTGCAGTGGTCAACGGGTACTGGATAGCCGCGCCGGCCACAACGGTGTCGTTAACGCTGGTGACGATAAACGGCAGCCCGTTATTGCCCGGCAGATCGGCAAAGCGGATGAGGTCACCAACTTCGACGCCATCCGTAAGGAAGTTGCCAGCCGAGCGCGTGAACGTTTTGGCGCCCGCGTCTACAGCGACGTCTACGGCGGTGCCAGTTACGCCGGCCACCCAGGAAGACGTCATAGCACCAGCGAGAAAATCATCCTGGCTGCGAGAACTAAGCTCAATCGCGTATTCGCCGGAGACCTGCTTATTCCCGGTGCGGATGAAGGATGTTTCCCGGCTGCCGTCGAGCTCGTTGGATGTCAGCGCATCGCGGGTTACCGCGGGCACACCGCCGGTGTTGCGCAGCGGCGACCATACCGGGCTGGTCGGTGTAGTTCCTGGCGTTGTCTCCGCAACGTAAAACTGTGCGGTAAGCGCGCCCTTATATGGCTGTACCATTTTTATAACCTCGCAGTAAATGCTATGAAATTAATGGATAAAGGGCGTTTGGCCCATCCGTTTTGCACTATCAGAGGCCCCAGGCTCACCGATTGCACCTCGGCGCAAATTGCGTTGCGCGACACCGCAGATCCCGCTTTAAACGCCGCATTCAATAAGTCTGCCATTTTATTGATCGGCGCGCTACCTTTCGCCTGCGCGTAGTTAATATCGACCTGATACACGCCGGCGCGCTGTTCCGTCCAGAACAGGTCCGCTTGCTCGGTATCGGCCAGCAGCATATAGCTTGCCAGATACGGCGTATCGGTGGACGTCGGCGCGTCGATATTCTCCAGCGCAACGGCGATATTATTGGCCGTGCCAAAGGCTTTCAATGCGATGTCGAACGCTTTCGTTAAGTCCTCAAAGTAACCCATTATCGCACCTTCGCGGCTTCTTCATCTATCAGTTGCTGGAATCGTAGCACATTAACGCGCACAACGCCTTGCGGCGCTTGCTTTGAGAATCCGCCTACGGTGTTCGGCCCATCTCCCTGGTATCCGCCATACTCGATAACGTTGGCATAGGGTAGGTTATTTGCCAGGGTGAACTCGTACCAGCTCGGGTCCCGGGACACAACACTAGCCATCTGAGCAATGGCTTTTGACCCGGAGGGATCAACACCGTTTTTTACCCCAACGGCGGGGGTGGCACCGG